GCTCGGCGGCATGGTTTCGATGCGGGGAGTGCTGGTTTGCGGCTCTTCGTAGACGACGCACATCAGCCCGAAGGCATCGGCGCCGTTTGACGACCAGTCGTGATAAGGGCCAAGGCCGATGTTGCGCTTCTCGTCCTTGTGCTCGTGATACCAGCCCAAGGCATCTCGGCCCGGACGTGTCGGGGCGTCGTTGAACCAGATCATCGGGAAGCGGCGGCGACCGGCCTCCACGCGCATCATGGCGGCACCCGGGCCCTGATTGGGAACAGGTGGCGGCACGTCGAAACCAGCCTCACGGAGCGCGCTCTCATAGGAAACGCTATAGACGCGGTCATGGGTCTTGCCGTCGTGCGGCAGGATCATTTGGGCGGCGCTGTAACCGCGCTCGCGCAGCCAGGCGATGTGGACCGACAGCGGCTGCCCGACTGCCTCGTAGTAGTCGAGAACGCGGATTTCACGCCCAACGAACTGGGCAATCCAGATGGCGCAGGCGTCGGCCCGCTTGCCTGTGCCGCCGATGTCCCAGAAGGCCCGGACCGTCATCAGCGGATCCTTGGCCACGTTGCCGATGCGGCCCTGTGCCTTCGCCTCGGTCAGGCACTTGGCGTAATAGGCGCCCTCGATCACCGAGACGTAGTCTCCTTCCCATATATGCGGGTACTGATCGGGGCGTTCCGCTTGGTCGCGCTGGCGGGCACGCTCAAGCATGGCCGGGAACTTCGGATTGTCCCGCCAGTTCATTTCAACCACGCGGATCAGCGGGTCGTTGGCGTTGCGAAACCGGCTCTCAACGGCGGCCGTTTTGCGCTTAGGGTTCCAGGTCGGCCACAGCTCGGCGTTCCAGTCCTCCCCCTCCTCGCGAAGAGTCGGGATCAGCGTCGACCACGCCTCTGCCGTCACAGGCTCGGCCTCATCCACCCAGCACAGGAGGATTCGGCCCTTGGACTTCACGCTCTCAATGGAGCGATCCAGGCCCACAAAGGCATAGGAAATGCGCCCGTCGTGGCTTTTGATGTACTTTTCGCCGACATCGTAATAGGCCGCCAGGACCGGCTCTTCCTCGATCGCGCGCTTGACCTCCTCCAGCGAGGAATCGTCCAGTGAGTTCATGTACTGGCGAGCGCACAAAATAATGCCGGAGACGCCCGCCTCGCCGAACATCATGCCGCGAACGGCTGTCATCTTGGCAAAGCTGCGGGTTTTAGCAGAGCCTCGGCCGCCATAGGCCCCGCGCACGTCAGCGGGCCCGATAAACAGGCTTTTCAGCTTTGGCGGCAGGGCGATCTGGACGGCTGTCACCCGCTGAGATCCACGAGCTCGATGCGGGTCACGCGGATGGGCTGGCTGTCAGCGTCTCCACCTACCAGAGCCTGGGGCACCTTGCCGTCGAGCCGGTCGCCGATTTCCTTCAGGGCGGGAACATCGCCAGCAATAGCTGAGCGGAACAGCGCAACGGCCGCCGCCTCAAGCTTGGTCTTGCCCTTTCGGGGATCGTCAACAAGCTGGAGTGCGGTCTGACGCAGAGTGTCGCGCCAAAGCTTGTCCTTCCACGGACCGCTTGGGCGGCCCCCGGTTTTACGCGCGCTAACCTCTTGAGACTTTGCGGCCTTTCCGGCCATGGGCTGATCGCTCTGTTGTGGAGCTTCAGCTTAGAAAAGAGGAGCAGGCTACCTTAGAAAGTCAAGCCCTGCTGCATCGTGCATGAGCCAGTCTCGGCGGCTCCAGCCTTGGCGTTGGTTGTAGGGCTTCCATCCTAGGGCGCGGCGATGGTCCTGCACGGTCTTCAGAGCGCATCCTGTCGCGCGGGCGACCTCGGCGTCAGGCACGCGGCGCTCGACCATCTCTTGGGCTTCCTGTGTCCAGCGATAACGGCTCATGCAGGCCTCTTCAGTGTATCGGAGTCGGAGGGGGACCAGGGGCGGCGGGTCATAGGTCGGCCTCGTTGGGCGTCTGCCGCTCAACCGGCACCCTCACGCGAGGCTTGCCGTGCAGGCGCAAATAGTTTTGGTACTGCTCGCTAGTAAACCAGCGAAACCATTCAACGAACGCTTCGCGGGTCATCGCGCCCGTGCTGGGCGCGCCAATTCTGGGACCTGTCATTACTCGGAGCCTTTCTGTTCAGGGGATGGGTGCTGAGCGCCGACGGCGCGAGCCTGCATATCCGCTGCTCTTGCACGTAGGGAAGCGGAGGCGAGGGCGCGGGCGAGGGCCGTAACGCCGGACGATGGTGCGTTCAGGCAGTAGCCCTCGGCCTCCTGAGTACCGTTCGTAAGGACGCACATGGGCAGGCCATCCCCGCCGATCTCCGACAGGTGGGCAATCACCCAATTCGAGATGCGGGCGGCGGCGTGCAGATTTGCCGTGTACCAAGGCGGGTAGCTGGTTGTGGCCAGCATCCCATGGATCTCGCTCTCGATAGCCGTGTCGAGTTCCCGACTCGGCTCCTCCCTCTCTACTCGATCTGCAAGGGCGGTAAGGGCTTCAGGGGTGGTCATGGGGTGTGGCTCCTGATGTCGCGCGGGTTGGGCAACCATTGCGAGAGCAGACGTAGGCCATAGGCTTACCGTCCGCGCCAAGGCCACACACAAAACAGCCGCGTGATTGCCACTGCGGCGCGTACGCCGGAGGAAAATAGCCGCGGAAGTCTCTCTGCGGCATTGCGAGCTCAATCTCTTCGCGGACAATCTTTCTGACTTCTTCTTCAGTCATGCCGTCTCTCCTTGGGAAGGTTGGGGGTGCCTGACCTTTGTCGATCCAGGCGCCGCGCCATCGGTGGGAAACACCCGGTCGACCGCGGCGGCCCATTCGTCGTAGCTGACGGTGCCGGGCTTCCCCGCAAGACCCTCGACCAGAGGGCGATATGCTGTCCGCACGTCGGCGCGCTCTTGAGCCGTCATTTGACTTCGGCCACGAAGAAGGCGGACCCATCCGGCATGACCACGGGGCCGCCGCCAGTCCGAACGTCATGCGAGTGTTCGATAGCGTTGGCGAACCAGCCGACCATCAAGCCGTGATCTATGTCGTGCCCTTGCTTCTTCGCGTGCTGACAGAACGCGGTAGCCCACTTGTGGCCGTCATCGCGGCACACATGAAGCAGCTCCGGGCCGCTCATCGCCGTGTAGTCTGGGGCCGGCAAATTTGCGGCGGCGACCTCGATCAGCGGCCAGAAGCCTGCAATGTCCAGAACATCCGAACCAGCGTCGCGGATGGCGCGCGCTCTGGCTACCAGTTCTTCCAAGGTCTTCGCGGTGGTGTTCATTTGGTCGTGTCCTTCGTTGCAGAACTCGGTGGGTGCGTAGGCCGTCTTCGGCCGAGCCTGTTCATCCCTCATGCGTTCCCCATGGTCTTGAGAGAGGCGGTCATGCGCCGAGATCCGAGAACTTGGTAAGCCGGGCCTCGAACCGCAGCTTGACCGTGCCAATCGGGCCGTGGCGCTGCTTCTCCACCAGCACGTCGCCCTGCCCCATGGCCGCCAGATGGTCCGGGCCGCCGTTCTTTTTCTTGTCGCGCTCCAGGTAGTATTCGTCGCGGTAGACGAACATGACCACGTCGGCGTCCTGTTCGATGCTGCCGGACTCTCGGAGGTCGGAAAGCTGGGGGCGCTTGTCCTCGCGGCTCTCGACGTTGCGGGATAGCTGGCTCAGGGCCAGCACGGGCACGTCCAGCTCCTTGGCCATCGCCTTCAGGCCCATGGTGATCTCCGACACCTCGTTGACCCGGTTGAAGCCGTTGCGCTTGCTGTCGGGTGTGATGAGTTGCAGGTAGTCCACCACGAACAGGTCGCAGCCGTGCTGCCTCTGCAGGCGCCGGGCGCGGGTCCTGAGCGCCGTGATGCTGAGTGCCGGGGTGTCGTCGATGTAGAGCGGCAGGGCTTCCAGTTCCGAAGCGGCGACGATGAAGCGATCCATCTCCTTGTTGGTCATGTCGCCCTTGCGAATCCGCGAGCTGGAGATGCCGCAGCTCTCGGCTACGATCCGGGTGGCAAGCTGCTCCGACGACATTTCCAGTGAGAAAAAGCCGACCTTGGCGCCGTCGATTGTGACCGGCTTGCCGTCCGGGCCAGCCTCGGAACGATAAGCGCGCGCGGCGTTGAAGGCGATGTTGGTGGCCAGCGCGGTTTTCCCCATCGATGGGCGGCCGGCAAGGATCAGCAAGTCGGACTTGTGCATCCCGCCCAGCAGCGCATCCAGGGACTGCAAGCCAGTCGTGACGCCGCTCAACTGGCCCTGCCGCTTATACGAGACTTCGGCTTGCTGGACGGTGCCTGTTAGGACCTTCGCAAACCCCTCGAAGCCGCCGTCCGTGTGCCCGATGGCGAGGTTGTACAGACTGCGCTCGACGACCTCGATCTGCTGCACGCCTGTCTCGCTGGCGTCGGGGCTGTATGCTCGGCCCATCGCCTCCGTGGCCACGCCGATGATGCCTCGCCGCAGGGCTGCATCCACCACCTCACGGCCGAAACTCTCCGGGTTGCCGACGTACTGCGACTGAACAGCCAGCTTGGCGATGTAGGCGCCGCCGCCCGCCTCCTTCAGGCCCGGAATGCTGTCCACGTAGGACTTCAGCGTGAAGTGCGACACGCTCTGCCCGCGCTTGATCACGTTCGCCGCCGACTCGAAGAGCTTGCCGTGCATCGGATCCGCGAAATGCTCCGGCCGCAGGAACTCGGACACCCGGTGATAGGCCGAGTTGTTCATCAGGATCGCGCCCAGAAGCGCTTGTTCGCTCTCGAAGTTATGGGGCAATTCACGGGGTACAGCGGTCACAGATGCCTCCAGATCTTGTTTTTGCGGATTAGCCACACCAACGACAGGTGGACGTTGTATTTTTCGGCGGTTATGCGGAGCGCACCTGTACTCCGGCGGATTTCGAGCACCTGCTCTTCGGTCAGTTTCGCGAAGCCGTTGGCCTCACCGCTCAATGGCTTGTGTCGGCCGCGCGCGTCGCGGTCTGCGACATTGTCGAGCTGCGTCCCGATCTCCAGATGGTCGACGTTCACGCACCCCGGAATGTCGCACTTGTGGCGCACCACCATTCCTTCTGGAATCGGACCGTGAGCGCACTCCCACGCGGCGCGATGGGCGCGATAAGGTCGGCCGCGAATGTTCGTAATCCCGTAGCCCTGTTCATTCACCCGAGCGGTCCACACACGGCAACCGCCTGCCGTTTCGACGCTATGGAAGCGCAAGCGGTCAGCCAACGATGCCCCTGCCGGCGCATGGCGCTGTTTGTTCATTGGACGGCTCGCTTCAGGTTTCCGAGATGGGTCAGCATGCGCGCGGTGTCGTGCGTGTGAGCGCCTTCAGCGCTCTCGCGCGCGGCAATGGGTGATGGTGGTTGTTCATCAGGGGGAAGCCCTGAAGGGGCTTCCCCTACAGGTGACGGTGAAGGTCCATCGTTTTGCCATACCGTCCGCATGCCTTTTGCCATGCCGCATGAGATGCGATTGCTATCCGTTTGCCATTCGTCTGCTATCGGTTCCGCATCCCCGTTGCCATGCTCTGACCATCGCGCGGCGGCACCAGCGGCACCCGCCTCGCGCCGCTTCTGTGTGTTGTCCCTGGCCTTCTGAAGCTCGGCCGTGATCCGCTTGTGATGCAGCCCATCCGGCTTCTTGACGAAGAAGGACAGCAACGTGCCGCGATCCTCCTTCCATTCCTTCGTGCCGAGCTTTGATGCAGCGGCGAGCGATGCTTCCGCTGCGGGGAGAACGCCGCCTGCTTTCCAGCAGGCCATGATGAGCAGTAGGTATGCGCCGTGCTGGCGCGTCGTCAGATGCATCGTGTCGGCGAGATAGTCGCCGATGTAGAGCGGCATCCAGGTATCCGGGCGCGGGGGATTCTTGGCTTTAGCCATTCAGCGTCTCCACTAAGAACGACCCGCTACGCGCTTTCCACGGCGCATAGAGGGGCTGGTGTCGGAGGTTGGAACCCGTAGTGGCGGGCGCGGGGCATTGCTGACACCCGCCCTCCGACAACCGGCTTGTAGCCCGCTGAGAGAGGACCGGCCAAGGTCCCAACTTCCAGCAGGAACAATAACAGAACCACACAACATGCGGTAGCAAGAAGTGTGGATAGAGGATTTCACATCCACCCCCAGATCACGAACCCAACGACAGGCGAGACGGCAATCACGAGCGCGAGGATGGTCAGCACCACCGGCGGCTTGTCCTGAGGGATGGGAGCGATGGACGACGCCACGCGCGGGGGAACCTTGGCGAACCAGTCGGTCATGTGAGCCTCAAGTCGACGTTGTGGATAGCCTTCATCAGGTGGCGCTTGATGCGAAAGGCTTCGGTCTCACGGCCCTTGGCGTCTTCCACGACCGTCTGGCCTGTCATCAGGTCGACGTATCGGAAGTCGGCGAAGTAGCGGAGTTCGGTCTTGGCCCGCTTCTCACCCGCGAGCTTCACGCCAGGCGCGAGGACGTATTTGACCTGCCGCTCAAGGCCGCTGATCTCGCCATTCCGCTCGTCCTGACGCAAGGCAAGCCACCGCTTTGCCTCCCGCATGCTGTCGAACTTGAGCCCGTCCATGACAACCTTGCGCGCCCCGTACTTGTTGCGGCGGGTCATGCGCGCCATCCCAGCTTCGCCACAGGACCGCGCTTCAATGCTGCCGTGGTGGCGTCTACCAGTCGGACGTGGGCGCGGCGGGCTCTGGTCTGGCGGAAAGACTGCTCGGCAAGATCACGGCGCAACTCGGCTGCGATCATGCGGGCAGCTGGGCATGGGCGGCGGCGGGTCATGTGCGGTCTTGCTTCAGCTTGCGAACGGACACCCATTCGCCGTCGGGATGCTTCCACATCAGCCAGCCATCGAAGCGACCGCCGACCTTCACGGCGTGTTCGGCGTCGACCCACAGGAACCTGTCGGTCTGCATGCGATCCAAGAGGCGTGAGCGCTCCTCGCTGGCGTCCATGGCTTCTGCGATCTGGACGGCGATGAATGATGGGCCGTAGCCTTCAAATGCCTCCAGCCAAGCCGCCCACTCGTCCGCATTGCTTCCAAGCGGACGAGTGGAATCGAGCGCCAAGCCCTTGGAGGGGATTCGACAGCCAGCACCAAGGCATTCGAGGCAGAGGCCGCCAGCCTTGTCATCGCCTTCGCCGGCGCATCTTTCGCAAACAGAAGCGCCCTGCGCGATCATTTGCTTGCGCCGTTCGCGGGCAAGCTCCATCGCAGATTCGAAACTTCCGCCGTTCCATGCTTTGGGGGCCGTCATTGGTCGAAACCTCCATTGCCATGCGAGATAGGTGCTGAGCGTAGCGAGCCAGTGCCATCCTTCACCGCTTCCGCTGCGGCTATGGAGGTGGAGACGCCGCGGGCATGTCCCGGAACTTCAGGATAGCGCGGCCGCCAGTCGAGCAATGGAGCGTCGCTCATGTGCCAAGCCTCCGGTTTGCCGGACTGGGACCGCGCAGGTGAGCCGGGATGCTCAGATCATCATCCGGTGCTACGCGCGGCTCCGCCGCTACCGCGCCGACCGATGGCGTGGCGGATGGCTGGACCTCGTTATGGGCGATGTCCAGCGACGGCGTCAGTCCCGCGGCGTCCCGTCCGGCAGCCGCGTGATCGCCACGTTCGCCCACATCGCATTCGACCGATGCGCCCGGATCACGAACGTCTTGTCCGGCCCCTCCGGCAGTTCCGCGGTCAGCACGTCGTTGAACGCCTTCGCCGCCGCCCGCACACGCGCCATCTTCTCGATCTGATCTTCCGTCGGCTTCAGGTACTCGTAGGTTGAGGGGTGCATTTTTGTCTCCTTGCTTTCCGGGAAAGCGCCCGGCCGCATCTGTAATGCCGTCGTCGCCGTCTTCCGGCTTGGGCGAATGTTCATGTTCATTCTCGTCGGTTGAACTTGAACTTTTCTTGGCGAGGCGGACGGCAGCGATGGAGCGCAGCTTGTGTGCTTTGCCTTGGCTGCAGCCGAGCGCCTTCTTGATGGCCTCGATCTTCGGCGGCTTGCCGGTGTTCGTGAGCGCCATGACGC